GGACGCCCTCGCCGAACTACGCGGGGCACGCGCCATCCAGCAACACTCACCCGGCGCTGCAGCTGACCGTGACGTCGACCTCGCCGAGTGGCGACTCGACATCCTGCTCGCACGACAGAGCCTGACAACGCAGGCTGAGGGCCAGCAGCAGGCGGCAAAGCTGGTCGCTCAGTGAGCGGGCTGGGCGCCTATGCCTTGGGTTTGGTCACGTTGCCATTCCTGGTCGCCCTACTGCTCGGCGCACTATCGGCAGGCGGGCGCGGCAAGGAGATCGAATGCCGCGCCTGCGGTTACAGCACGGGTCCGATGCAAGAGACCCGACGCGCTACCTGCTGGGTGCGCTGGCGCTGGCACAAGCTCACGACCGGGCACCACACTCGACGCTGGCTGCGCGCACAGAAGCACACGGGACTGGTGAGTCAGTGACCGCCGCACACCCCGGCATCCTGCGCCCCGGCCGCATCACCGACGACGGCGTCACCATCACCATCAGCGGCTGGACCCTGACACTCTGCGCCGCCAGCTGCCCATGCCACCGCCACCCCCACACCGGCGCCCTCACCATCGGCAACGGACACGACGGCACACTCGGCCTCGTCTCCAACTGGGACTGCGACTGCTGCGTGCCATGGACCGCGGACGAACTGACCGCCGTACTGCGAGACGCGGTGGACCTACCCGAGGTTGTGGACTGCGCAGCGTTGGAAGCGACGGGCTGATGGCGCGGGCGAGCCGCGTCTGTCCTCAGCCACGCTGTCCCGAGTTCATGCCATGCGCCAGGCACGCAAGGCCCAGCGCACATCGGCGTGGGTACGACGGCGAGCACCGCAGAGCGCGGACCGCATGGGCACCACGTGTAGCTAGTGGTGCTGTCCTCTGTCGTCGATGCGAGCAACCGATTCGATCGACCGAGGAATGGGACCTCGGACATCCCGATGACGAGTGTCCGCGACCTCGAGCACCCGAGCACGCCGCTCGATGCAACCGCGCCGCCGCTGGTCGCTCTGCTCACTCTCGGTGACGAGGGGTGGGGGGTGACCCCCTCGATCAAGATCAACGAGGGACCGCTGGGAGGTGCTTCGCAGTGCAGACCCCGCTAGGGACCCGCGCGCACGAGAGGTGGTCACCATGAGTGACGAGACTCCTGCTGGCCTAGCGGTCGGCGGACGGTCCCTGTGGGCCTCTCTGATCGCACAGGACGTCACGCTCAAGGATGACCTGAACCCGACGCGGGACTTGGCCGTCGAGGCGTGTCGCACGAAGGATCGCTGCGACTTGCTGAACGAGGTCTGCCGCACCGAGCCGGTGATGCTGGACAACGGCAAGGGCCAGCCGGTTGCGCATCCCGCGTGGGTCGAGGCGCGACAGCAGGCCAACGCACTCAAGCAGTTGATCGTCTCGCTGCGGCTACCCGACAAGGCGACCGGTAAGCGTCCCCAGGTGCAGCGGGGCTCATCTCCTGTTCGCGGCGCGGGCAATCCAGTTTCCTCGCTCGACCGAGCCCGACAGGCGAAGACGGGGGCCTAAGTGCCTTGGTCTGGTCCGCTGTTCGACGGCCACATCTGCTCCATCGGCTACGAGGTCCTTGACTGGATTCACGCCTACGAGTGCCACGGGCCGGGCGACGTCCAGGGTGACGCGGTCGACCTGGATGACGAGATGCGTGACCACATCATCGAGTGCTACCGGATTGACCCTGAGACGGGTCGGCGGGAACGCGACGAGGCTGTCCTGTCTCGACCCAAGGGCCGAGCCAAGAGCGAGATCGCTGGCCTAGTGGCTGTGGCGGAGGCGTTCGCCCCGACGCGGTTCGATGGGTGGGACGCCGACGGGCAGCCTGTCGGGCGACCGGTGCGGTCTCCGCTGATCAAGTGCCTCGCCACCGAGGAATCGCAGGCTGGCAACACGTTCGAGAACGTGGCCTTCATCGCCGGCGAGTGGGGACCTGACGTCCACCCCGACATCTACGGCGGCGTGAGTGGCATCCGCCAGTACCAGTCGGCAACGGCCCTCTATCTGCCTCATGGCGGTGAGATCCGAGCCTGCACGGCTGGCGCCGCGTCGAAGGATGGCGGCAAAGAGACGCACGTCGTTGCGGACGAGACTCATCTGTACGTGACCCGCGAGCTCCGCAGCATGTACGCGACGGTCGCCCGCAACCTCGGCAAGCGGAAGATCGCAGAGCCGTGGATGCACCAGACGAGTACCGCCTATCGGCCTGGTGAGCAGTCCGTCTTCGAGGAGACTTTGACCTCTTGGCGCAAGAAGGAACTGTCGCCGCGGACGTTCGTGAATCACCGCGAGGCTAAGGGTCCCATTCGCATCTCGGACGAGGCTCACACGAGGCGCCAGCTCATCTACGTGTACGGCGACTCGGCCCCGTGGCAAGACCTGGACCGCAAGTACCGGGACATGCTCGACCCTCGGATCTGCCCGGATGACGCCACTGCGGCCCGATACTTCCTGAACCGGCCGATGTCCACGGTCGACGCCTGGATCGCCAAGGACGTCGCTGAGCGGCAGGTCCGCAAGGGCGATGTGGTGGCGGCCGGCGAGGCGATCACTCTCGGCTTCGACGGCAGTCTGAACGATGACACGACCGTCCTTCGGGGCTGTCGGATGTCGGACGGCTTCCGATTCCGCATCGGGGCCTGGCCGAAGCCTGAGGGCGCGGCCGGTATCGGCTGGGAAGTTCCCCGCGCCGACGTGCTGGCGACGATCCGTGAAGCCTTCGGGCGCTATGACGTGATCCGGGCCTACTTCGACCCGCACGAGTGGCGCACGGACATTGACGACCTGGCCGCCGAGTTCGGCGAGCGGGTGGTGGCGTGGGCGACGACCCGTGACACGGCGATGGGTGCCGCGCTGGATCGGCTTCACGCCGATCTGATGAACGGCGAGACCTTTCACGACGACGACCCGTTAGCGCTCGAGCACTACGGCAACGTCTACGTCCGCCGCAAGGGGTCGTTGCGGCTGGTGCGCAAGGAGTACCCGAACAGTCCCCGGAAGATCGACTCAGTTGTCGGTGACGCGCTTGCTTATGAGGCCCGGGCCGATGCGATCACCGCCGGCTGGGGCGCCCCGAAACCCTCCCGACGAATGGTGGTGCGCTAGTGGCTGAGCCCACCGCCGAGATCATGCGTCTTGAGGGCCTGATGGCTGCGTGGGCTCCCCGGATCCGTGCCTATGACGCCTACTACGAGGGCGAGCAGCCGATCCGGTTCATGGCTCCGGCGATGCGCCGCGAGTTCGGCGACCGCATCACAGCACTGGTCATCAACTTGCCGCGCCTGGGCGTGGACGCCTACGAGAACCGCCTGGACATCCGAGGCTTCCGCTACAAGGGCGAGCAGGCGCGCGACGAGGACTTGCACGATGTGTGGCAGGCCAACGACATGGATGAGCAGTCCCAGCAGGCGCACCTCGAGTCGCTGAGCTTGTCCCGTTCCTACGTGTGCGTCGGCGCCGGCGATGCTCCTGGTGATCCGCCGCTGATTACCGTCGAGCACCCGCTGCAGGCGTATGTGGACCGCGATCCGCGGACCCGTAAGGGCCGCGCGGGGATCAAGCGTGTGGACGACGTGGACGGGACTCGCTGGGCGACGCTCTACCTTCCGAACTCCACCGGCACCTACCGTTGGAAGAAGGACGGCTGGGAACTCGACGGAGTTCTCGACGAGCACAACCTGGGTCGTCTGCCGATGGTGCCGCTGGTCAATCGTCCGCGCATTATGCGCCCGGACGGGGTGTCGGAGTTCCACGACATCCTGACGGTCTCGGATGCCCTGAACAAGATCGCCACCGACATGATGGTGTCGGCGGAGTACCACGCGATGCCGCGCCGCTGGGCGATGGGCCTCAAAGAGTCCGACTTTGTCGACGCCGCCGGGAACCAGATTTCGCCGTGGGCTATGGCGGCTGGGCACGTGTGGGCGAACGAGGATGTCGACGTCAAGGTCGGGCAGTTTCCTGAGTCGGATCTCGCGAACTTCCACAACACGATCAAGGTGTTGGTGCAGCTAGCGACCATGAAGCTGGCGCTGCCGCCGCATTTCAACCCGTTCACGGGTGAGAACCCGGCTTCGGCTGATGCGATCCGTTCGTCGGAGACGCAGTTGGTGAAGCGCGTCGAGCGGAAGCAGACGTTCCTTGGTGGCGCGTGGGAAGACGTCATGCGCCTCGTTCTGCGCTTCCAGACCGGCACGTTCGAGGAGCGGGCGAAGTCGCTGGAGATCGACTGGGCCGACCCGTCAACACCGACGGTGGCGCAGAAGGCCGACGCGGTGATGAAGCTGGCGACACCGATCGGGAACGGTCCGGCGATCCTGCCGATAGACCAGGCTCGCGAGGATCTCGGCTACACGCCTGAGCAGCGGGCGCGAATGGCCGACATGGATGACGCGGCGGCTGTTGATCAGAACGTGGCGGCGATCGCGCGCACCTTCCAGGCCGGCGCTACTCCCCCGGTGACCAGTGCCCCCGCCGCAGGCAACTGAGGTCCTGTATTCGACGCTGCAGCGGTATCAACTGCTGCTGGTGTTCGGGGCTCGCGGTTTGTGGTCGCGGATGACGCCGGATTTCGACCGTTCGTGGTCGGGGATCGCGCCGTCGATGGAGGCGTTAACGTCGGGCGCGCAAGTTGCTGCGGCTACGGCCGGGGTCGCGTACGTGCCCGAGGTGCTGGCGGAGACGGGCCAGCCAGACCGCCCACAGGCCCGCATACGGCCTCAGGCGTTCGCCGGGGTGGCCTCGGACGGGCGCAGCTTGGCTGGGCTCCTGGCGGGTTCTGTGGTTACCGCGAAGCGCGCGGTGACTCGCGGGCTGGACGGGGGCGACGCGCTGGCGGCCGGTCAGCGCTGGCTTGAGGGCGCGTTGCAGACTGCGGTCACTGACGCGGCGCGGGATGCCACTGCGGCTTCCATTGTCGCCCGTCCGGATGTGGGCTGGGTCCGCATGGTCAATCCGCCGTGCTGTTCTCGTTGCGCCGTTCTGGCCGGTCGGGTCTACAAGTGGAATGACGGTTTCCAGCGGCATCCTCGCTGCGACTGTCTGCACATTCCGACGACGCTCGCCAACGCCGACTCGTTTTTGTCGAAGCCGGATGAGTTGGTGAAGCGCGGGTTGATCACTGACCTGACGCCGGCGCAGAAGGCGCGCATTGACGAGGGTCACAGCCTTGTCAAGGTGCTGAATGAGTCGCGTGACGGCTGGCGTGAACGGATGGCCGCCGATCGGCGTGCGACCCGCGAGTCAGCGAAGTCGAGCGCGTGGGCGGGTGCCGCCCCGGGCCCGGCCCGCACGGTCAACGACTTCATGGCGCACCTGAGTAGCCGCGTAGCAGCCCTGGACGGCCTCAAGGCCGCTGGCATCGCCGCATAGACCTCCCGGGACCGCAACGGACCCGGATTTCCCGCAACGGGAGTGCACTACATGTCTGAGCCAGTCCACACCTCCGAGACGCCCGCAACGGTCGCCCCGGAAGCGCCCCCTGCCACACCTGAGCAGCCCCCTGCCGAGACCCCCGCTGAGCCCAAGCCCACCGAAACGGTGGACTACTGGAAGCAGCGCGCGCGGCAGAACGAGACGCAGGCCAAGGCCAACGCCGACGCCGCCAAGCGCCTCAAGGAGATCGAGGACCGCGACCTGTCCGAGCTCCAGAAGGCGCAGCGTGACCGCGACGAACTCGCGGCCAAGTACGCCGACCTCGAGCGGGCATCCCTGCGATCAAACGTCGCGCTCGCCAAGGGCCTGCCGCCCGAGGTGGCCGCGATCCTCTCCGGTTCTACCGAGGAGGAGTTGACGGCGCACGCCGACGCCCTCCTGGCGTGGCGCGGAAACGTCCCGCCGACCACGCCCCGACCTGACGCAGGTCAGGGCCCGCGGCCAAGCACTCCTGAGGCTGAGGCCGCGCAGGACTACTACCGATTCTTCCCGGACGAGGCGCCCAAGGCGCGTTAGTCCATCTTCCCGGACCCGCAACGGGGCCGGTTCCCGCAACGGGAGACACCGCAATGCCACAGATCACCCCCGCGCGCCCTTGTCACGATCCGCTACTAAGAGAGAGGCCACCCAATGGCCGAGTACCTGCCCATTTACAAGCCCGGTCAGGCCCTGACCCTCAAGGCATCCGCCGCGATCGTCGGAGGCCAGCTGGTGGCCGTCTCCGGGTCGGGAACGGTGGCTCCCGCGGGCGCCGCCGCCGCGAACTGGGTCGGCGTCGCAGCTTTCGACGCTGCGATCAACGACAACGTCACCATCCACTGCGACGGAGTGCAGTCGGTGACCGCCTCCGGGACGGTCACGGCTGGCGATCAGGTGATCTCGGCCGCCGCTGGTGCGGTCTCGACTGCCGCTGCGGTGACGACGCCGACCGCGGCCGACGTGAACACCACCCGCCAGCTCGTCGGCGTGGCTCTCACGACCGCGGCCACCGGCAACAAGGTGCGCATCAAGTTCACCCGCTGATCCACCCGCACACACCCCCTTCCTCCCCGTAGGAGATGGCGCCGGTCGCCTCTCCCCAGATCATTGAGGTGATCGGCCATCGCTACTTACCCCCCGGCTCCGGCTACCCTGTCGGACCCGAACGTCACTGCTTCACGGTTCCTCGCGAACCCCAACTTCGTCGCCCGGCGTCTCCAGACGCTCGGCGACCTCCGGTACATCGGCACGAGCCTGCTCACGGGTCGCCAGGACACGTCTGGCGGCGCGGTCGGCTACGAGCAGGTCGAGGGCGTCTTCGCCGACGCCGCGCCCGAGATCGTCGCCCCCGGCGGCGAGTACACCCTCACCACGATCTCGGACGGCCCCGCCGGTCTAGCCCGTGTCGCCAAGTGGGGTAAGGACACCGAAGTCACCGACGAGGCCATCAAGCGTCGGAACATGGACCAGGTCAACAAGGGCCTGCTCAAGCTCGTCAACTCCGCCGGTCTGGTCATCGACCAGGCTGTGGTGTCGGTCATCGCGTCTGCGGTGACCGCGACCGGCGCAGCGTCTTCCGTCTGGACTGGCGCGGGCGTTGCCCCGAAGATCCTCCAGGATCTCCTGAAGGCGAAGGCTGCGGTGCGGGGGCTCAACCTCGGCTACGAGCCCAATGCGCTGCTCGTGGACGACATGAGCTGGGCCTACCTCGCGTCCGACCCTACGGTGGCCGCCGCGATCGCCCGTGAGAACGTCTCCAACCCGATCTACACCGGTCGGTTCGACATGATCGCCGGGCTCCAGATCATGCCCACCCCGGCGGCGAACCTCCCGGGTGCGGTTGGCACCAACGCCTGGGTGCTGGACACCAACCAGCTGGGCTTCATTGCCACCGAGGACCTCGGCGGTGGCTACCAGCAGGCTGGCGAGCTGGTGCAGTCGAAGGTGATCCGCGAGGACAGCCGAGACCTGTGGCGTCTGCGCGCCCGGGCGAACTTCGTCCCCGTCGTCACCGACCCGGGCGCGGGGTACCGCATCTCGGCGGTGGCCTGATGAGCCTGAAGTTCACGGCGGCGCTGGGTACGGCGCTCACCTCTCAGGGGCGGATTATCTCGCTCTACTTCGGCGACCTCGTGCCGGAGGGCATCTCCAAGGAGTCGCTGGCCCATCTCAAGTCGCTCGGCTTCGTCGCCGACGACGAGGCTCCGGTGCTGACCATCATCGAGCAGGACGGGGCCGATGTGGCCCCACCTGTCGTCGGTGGAGACGTGCCGAAGCCTGCTGGTAACGCCGGGCTCGAGGAGTGGACGGCGTACGCCCGCTCGCAGGGCGCCACGGACGCCGACCTTGACGGGCTGTCCCGCAACGACGTCCGCGACCTCTACAAGTAGTCGGGAAGGAGTGGAACCGTGGCCAATCCTGTCGTGATCGCAGACCTTGAGGCGCGGTTCCACTCCTTCACCCCCGCCGAGAAGATCACGGCGCAGGCGTTGCTGGATGACGCCTGGGCTGTGCTCCTGATGATGGTCCCCGACATTGAGGGCCGCATGACGGCTGGCACCACCAGCATTGAGGCTGCGGTGTTCGTGGTCTCGTCGATGGTGCTGCGGGTGCTCAGGAACCCGAACGGTGTGCGTACTTGGTCGGTGGATGACTACTCGGAGACGCGGGACAACTCGCTGTCTGCGGGCAGTCTGTACGCGTCGGCGGATGAGTTGGCGTTGCTGACGGGCCGCTCGTCCACTGCTCGTCGGGGGGCGTTCTCGGTTGCGCCGGCTCGGCCGGCGGGTGTCGCGCGGGGTTCTGAGGCCGAGTTGATCGATTACCTGCGCTACGGGTGGCGGGCGTGACGACGTCGGTGGATCTTGGGGCGGCAAGAGCTCGCGCCGAGTCGCTGATGTCGTCCACTTGCACGATCCGTGTGCCCGGCGGCGCGCCGGTGATGAACGCGACGACGGGGGCGATGACTGTCCCGCTCGGTGCGGTCGTGTACTCGGGTAAGTGTCGAGTTCGGCCGGTGACGGCTCGGGGTGGCGGCATCGTTGAGGCGGGCGGCGCGGAGTTGTTCACTTTCGACTACCTCGTGTCGGTCCCGTTTTCGGTGACCGGTGTGCAGGAGGGGTATCGCCTCACTGTTGTCACGTCCCCGGATGCGGCGCTGGCCGGGGTCGAGGTTCAGGTGCAGAAGGTGGACCGCGGCGAGCACATCACGGCCCGCCGACTCTCCTGCAACGAGGTGGCTAGCTAGTTACTCATCCAGGTTGGCCTCAAGCCACGCGCCACGCGCGAAGGTGTGAACCACGAGCCCATCGCGGGTGAACTCCAGGCAACCGTCCACGATCTGCAACGAGTGCGCAACGACAACGCGCCGCGTCACGTGCTGCTCGCTGAGCACTACCAGCCATGTGATCTCCGTCGTGATCTCCGACGTCGTCATGCCCTCATCCTTCCGCAGACCGTGACAGGAGGGTGCGCCGTGGACACCCCGGAGACCCTCGCCGCTGCACTGCTGGCCTCGTCCGCCAAGGCCATCGCCGGGACGCGGGCGATCGTGCAGAAGGGCGCGGCGAACATCAAGACGGGGGCCCGCACCAACGCCATTGCGTCGGCGCCGACCCGGCACGCTGGCGCCCCGTATGCGATCACCTACGACACCACGATCAAGGCGACGACGATCGTGGCGGAGATCGGCTACGACAAGGACAAGCCCGGCGGCGCGCTGGGCAACCTGCTGGAGTTCGGTGGCGGCAAGGACCACTCGCCGCCACACCGGGACCTCGCCCGCGCGCTCGAGTCCGAGGAGCCCCGCTTCGTCACGCAGATGGACTTGATGGCGGGGAAGCTGCTGTGACGGTCCCCGTGGTCGATGCGCAGCCGTACGCGGACGCGATCAAAGCTGCGCTGACTGCGCAGGGCATCGCGCACGACGAGGGCCGCAAGCCCACGGTCGCCGCGGGCCTGCCGTACATCGTGTGGTGGCTGGACCCGGGCAGTGTCGAGGACCGGTCGATGCGGTCGCGTGACGGTTTCTCGCTGGTCGTGGTGTTGCAGTGCTACGGCTTCGGCCCGGACGCTGTCCGGTTCGCCCTGCGCAAGGGGCGTCTGGCGGTGGCGAGTCTCGCTGGCGCCACGGTCGCTGGCCGGGTGCTGATGGTTCCGTCGCAGGATCCGCCGCCGCCGATGCAGCGTGACGACGGCGCGGACCCGCCCCTGTGGTGGCAGTCCGACGTGTGGCGACTGCACACCTCCCCTGCCTGACCTTTTCCCCGCTCCACCCCATCACCGCGCCGGTACCTCCGGTCGCGGCCGTTCCCATGCGAAAGGGGCCCGCCGTGGCCGACGACCCGACTGCCGAAGTCACCATCCAGTACCCGCACACCCTCGAGACGCGAACCGTCCCCGCTGGGTCCCTGCCCGGGTTCACCGAGTACGGCTGGGTCGTTCTCGACGCCGCCGGCCGCCGCAAGGCGCAGCAGCCCGCCACCCCTTCGAAGGAGAACTAACCCATGCCTGATCTCGGTTTCGACGGGATGATCAAGGTGTCGTGGGTCACCACGGTCGCCAACATCGCCGCACCCACCGTCGCAGAACTCACCGCCGGTGTCCCCCTTGAGGGCGCTCTCGTCGCGGACGGCCTGACCATCTCCGCGGACACCGCCGAGGTGGACAACTCGAAGATGAACTCCGTCGCGAACTCGGCGATCGTCGGCCGCGGCACGTGGACGCTGGGCATCAAGTACATCCGTGGTGACGCGGCGAACACGTACGCGGTGGCCGTCGAGGCGGCGATGGTTCCGAAGGCCAACGGCTACCTCGTGGTTCGCCGCGACGTCGTGTCGACCACGGCGTGGGTGGCTGCACAGAAGGTGGAGGTGTACCCGGCTCAGGTCGGCTACGCCAACCCCGACTCGCCGGCTGCGAACGCGCTACAGGCCGTCGAGGTGCCGCTCAAGAACACGGCCGCCCCCCGCGACGTCACGAACCGCGCCACGGTCGCCGCCTGACCCCTAGCGCCCTGATCGGCGCCGGCAGTTTCCTGGGATGGGCTGCCGGCGCCTCACGTCCCAGACATCCCAGGACTTACATCCCAGGAGATGCCATGAACAGCAAGCACGTGCCGGTCTGATGGGCGTCGCACTCAAGGACCTAAAGGGCAAGGTGAAGCGCCCCGTCCGCTCCGTCAACATCTGCCTCGACGGGGAACTGTGGGCGCGTCACGACGAGCTCACCGCCGAGCTGGACAAGCTGCGCCAGCAGAACCCCGGCAAGATGGGGCAGGCGTCCGGCGCCGTCGAGGTCGCCGAGGAATTGCGCGCCGTCGAGGATGCCATGAAGGCATCCGAGGTGACCCTGGAATTCCGCGGCATCTCCACGTACCAGCTCAACGACATCCAGGCCAAGTACCCGGCCAAGGACGGACGCTCCAGCTGGGACGTCAACGGCGGCGCGCACGCGCTGATCGCCGCCTGCGCTGTGGAGCCCACCACCGAGGCGGAAGCCAAGGAGTTCCTCGAGGACGCACACCAGGCGGTCGCCGACAAGCTGGTAAGCGTC